GCAGTTTTCTGGATATATTTCTTCCATTTCTAATTTTTCTGAATTGGTTAGTCTATTATAATTGTCTCCAAGATCGTCTTCATCGAGGAATTGTTTGAGTCGATTTTTATCGTTTGTTCCAAGTGTGATTTCAACAAGCCTGCTGAACGGAGAGAATGTACTGTTCTGTACATGATCTTTCCATACTCCTGTATTCTTGTAGATTTGGATAGCGGTTTTGTTGTCGCCATTTCTAAAGATAGCGTTTGTTTGCCAATACGATCCACGATCTGCGAGTTTGTAGCCCAATTGAATGAGCGAATCTTTTATTTTTTCGGGACTCATTATAGATCAGGTACTTCGTCGCCAGCTCCCATCAATGCGCCAACTCCATCAGAATCCATGTGTTCAACAAGATCCTGCAGATCGCCACGCTCCTCAATGTTAAAGTTTTCCATGTGAAGATTGATGTAGTTCTTGCGCTTGCTTCCGTCTGGCATTTCTACTGGCTGTAATGCGCGATGCACATCTTTACCCAACCATCTATATTTTAAACATATAAATTTGTGTGTGCCAAAGCCGTCAGGCTCGTCTTGTATTTCGTCCATCGTCTTTTGCCGAAGCAAAAACAAGTGCGAACAGAACTGTGTAATTTGGTCACTAAGCGAAACGATACTTTCATCGTCCACAACATTTTCAGAATTTCTGTTGTTGGTGATACCAAGACGATTACTTTGCACACTTGTAAGCATAGCCACCGCAGGTTTGCCATTGAAACACAATTCTTTTTGTATGAGTTGTTTGAATTTATCTACCATTCGTCCAACCGTTTCCCAACTACTCGCACCATTCTGTCTTTCGTATGTAGTTTTAATGTAGTCAAAACTGAACAACATTGGATTGCCGCGACCAACTTCTGAATAATAAAATCTGCGAATGATATTGATCATGCTCTCAATAGTATGACCTGCTACATTGTAATAATAAAATTTAAAGTTTTTGACGCGATTCCATGTGTTGCGTACTTTATTTACAATTTCTTCTCCTGCTTGACGCCAGCGACCCGTTTCAAGAAGATGCATTGGTACTCCTGAAAGTGCAGAACATTGACGAATAATAAGTTCTTCTTTGCTCATCTCACCATTATCAAAATGAAGAATTGGTACATTGTTATTGATTGCAGAAACTTTGGTACAAAAGTCCATGCAGAACTGTGTCTTACCAACACCTGCACGAGCAACAACCACAGTAATGTTTCCTGGTCGAAAGAGAGACCCATAAAGCTCGTTTACTCGTTGGTGTGGGCCCATCAACCCGAATTCATCAATCGGGTTATTTCCGCGCTCCTCGATAAAGTCTTCCATCTCATCAAAAAGATTCTCTGGTTTGTTCGAGCCAATCTCGTAAAGATTCACTTTGTCATTGTATACTTTATCTGCTTCGCCAACAATATCATCAAATGATGCACTGCTGTTGATTGATTTCATGTTCTTTGCAACTTTTACAGATGCATCATGTATTTCGCGGCGAACTGTATATTTTTTTAATTCTTTTGCTGCTTTGACTACTCCTTCTTTTGATATCTGTCGCATTGATAATGCTTTTATGTAGTCAGCGATATTGATATTATCTTCGAATGAAATGTTAAGTGATTGAACTCTTTGCGCCAACAAGACTTCGTCTAGTGCGTCACCCTCTTCTAGTGTTTGCCTAAGTACGCAGAAAATTGTTCGATTAACGATTGAGTTTTTGTCGAAAAAATCGTTTTGATCTATGAATGCCGCGATCAGCGGATAGGAGTCTGGATATTTTATCAGACCTGCGATGAGATGCTGTTCAAGTTCGTAAGAATAAATCATTCTTACATCTTAGCACAACGATCTTAAAAAGTCAAGGGGTTTCTTCGTCTCCGAAATCTTTCGGAAAGTTTAATTCAATTTCTTGTGCAGCTACCTGTTCGAGATATTGTTCGAGCGCTTTTCTTAATCCCATTTCTACGATTGGGGAATTAGCTTTAGTAATTACAGAGGGAAGACCATCTTGATTCACAAAGCTCAAAATGAATCCGCTATCTCCGCCCGTGGATCCTGTAAACTCGAAAAGTTGGTTGACAATACTTTCTGGCAAACAAAATCTTCCTAAGTTATCTGGATCAATGTTTTCGTCATTCATAATATATATTACACAAACTATAAGTTAACACCAAAAGTTTCGAAAAGTTTTTCATTTAATTCGTCTCCATCATATATTTCGACAAGTTGTATATCATTGATTTCACAAAACTTTAATTTGTCTTGATCGCGCTTCAATTGATTTAGGTAATTTATTTTATTTTTGCCATGAAAGAATGGAACATATTTTGTGTGTTGTTTGCCTTGGACTTCTATTGCTATTTTTTTATTTGCGTTATAGAAGTCGAGAGATAACTTTGTGCCTGCCACAGGAAACTCCTCAAACACAATGTGCTTATTCCAGTATTGTTTGAGGAACTGCTTTGCGTTGAATTGTATTTTGCTGCGGCTTGGACCGTCCCAATCGATCAGATGGTTTTTTGCTTTCTTAACAGTGCGAACCGCGCCTGTTAAGGTTTTAAAGCGCATTGGTTAACTTCTGAAAGTCTTCGTATAAAAATTCAGACAAGTCTTCGTTTTCTTCAAGAAAGTCAATGAGTCGCTGCTCTCCTTGAAACTTCTCATTGATCTCAAACTTCTTGTCGGCAAGTTCTGAGATAAGATCTTCGCTTACAGAAATCCAAGCACCTTTCTTGTCGATTAATTTAAACAGGTAAAGCATGTCTAGTATTTCGCGAGCTCGCCAAATTGACTTACCGTCTTTTTTGCCATATTGAATTGGATAACGAACTGTCGATCCTGTTTTTTCATTCACACTCTTGCGAAAGCGAATCTTGCAGTAATGGCCAATTGGTTCACCCTTATCTTCAAGTTTTGTGGCTGTTGGGTTTTTAAAAATTAAATCTGAGTTGTATCGTTCTTCGAACTCAAGAATAAAGTTTGCGTAGTGTTTGATTGCATTTCCTCCTGCTTGTTTTACTTTTGGTCCTCCGCGAGCAGCATATGGATTAGTTGCAACCTCTACGCGAACCTGACTTGTGAGAATCATTGTGTGGCCCATTTTGGTGATTGGTAGCACCATCTTTTTCAAGAACACCGATGTAATCAATGCGCCGCCTGCTACCTGTTCACTTTCTGCAAATGGTTTATCAATATCTCCTACCCTACAGAGAGCATCAACACTATCAATAATAAACATGTATCTTTTGTCATCTTCATTTTGAAACACAAGCTCGCGAATCAATTCAAATACTTTTTCAAAGATATTACAGTCAAAACAAAAGAATTTATTTGGATCAGTATCAATTCCAACGCGCTCGATCATTTCAGGACTCAGGCGACCTTCGCTTTTGATGTAGATGATCATTCCTTTGTCACCAAAGTGTTTTTGAAAGTTTCGCGCGAATGTCATTGCGCAGCTTGTTTTTCCGCCTTCATTGATTCCTGTGAATCGATGCGCACCATTCGGTAATCCGCCACCAAGTGCGATATCGAGGTTCAAGCTGCCGCTTGGAATTTTATAATCTTCTGCTTCGCAAAAGTTGTAGTGATACTTCTGGTTGTCTTTGTCAGACAGAAACTTTGCGATTTGATCGGTTGTTTGAATTTCTTTTGTTTTACTCATCTATAAATTGTCGTATTGTTTTTGGTTTTTTCGAGATTATTTTATCATCTCCAGATTTTTCTCCAAGTGGTATCTCTATCTTGGGCGGAATCTTGTAATTAAATTCGCGATATTTCTTTTGTATTTGCTTGAGCCCTTGACCTGATCGCAATACAGCAAGCGACGGAACAAGGTTTATTGATACTCTTCTCCAGAAGTCTTCATTCGGAAACATTTCCATCAAGTCATTAAGTAACTTCATTTCGCGCGCCCAAAACATACGCTTTTGTTTGTCGGGTTCGACAACAAGTTTTTTGATAAGATCGCGCTTGTTTAATTTTTTCACAAAACCAGCTTAACTGATTTTGCTAGAAAAGTCAAGCAGAAAATAAATAGTTTGGTCGATTTTTGCGGT